TTGGTAATCATGTTAATCATGGTTGTATTTGACCCGCTAGCTGTGTTATTATTGATAGCAGCAAATATGTCTATGGGTAGAAGTTCAGTTGGTAAGCCAATTGTTCGGAATGGTGAAGTGGTAGGTTTAACAGCCAACGATATTCCTGTGTTTACGGATAGAAAGCCTGAGCCTGAAGAGCCGCAAAAGCCAGAAGAGCCGGCTGATGATAGAGTTAAAGTTGATAAGGAAAACATTGCAGAAATAAAACCGGAAGAAGATATTGTTATTGATGGTGTTACTGGCGAAAGCATTCCACCTATATCTAATTTCCAAAGAGTACATCATGCACCAGGACTTTATAGTGAACACCATGATGAAGAACCAGTTAAGAAATTAGAACCTAAGTATGATTATGAAGCAGAGTTTGCATTTCGTGAAAAGGATAAGAAATGAGTATATTAGATAAAATTAAAAAGAACAGTAGTATTAAAGATTCGGCCATTCTGTCGAAATCAAAGTTCTTTACCAACAAAGATATGATTCCTACTTCCGTGCCAATTATTAATGTGGCACTTTCTGGTAAATTAGATGGTGGTTTAACACCAGGTCTTACAATGTGGGCAGGTCCATCCAAACATTTTAAGACTGCATTTTCTTTATTGATGGCCAAATCTTACTTGGACAAATATCCCGATGCAGCGTTACTATTCTATGATTCGGAGTTTGGTACTCCGCAATCATACTTTGACTCCTTTGGTATTGATACTAATCGTGTTCTTCATACACCACTTACTGACATAGAACAACTCAAGTTTGATGTTATGCAACAACTAACTCAATTAGAACGTGATGATAAATTGATTATTATTATTGATTCGATTGGTAATTTGGCATCAAAGAAAGAAGTAGAAGATGCCTTGGCTGAAAAGTCTGTTGCTGATATGTCAAGAGCAAAACAAGTGAAATCATTATTCAGAATGGTAACGCCACATTTGAATCTTAAAGATATTCCAATGATTGTAGTGAATCATACCTACATGGAAATTGGAATGTTCCCTAAAGCAATCGTTGGTGGTGGAACGGGTTCATATTATTCTGCTGATAACATCTTTATTATTGGACGCCAACAAGAAAAAGAAGGTACTGAGGTTATTGGTTATAACTTCATCATCAATGTAGAAAAGAGTAGATATGTTAGAGAAAAGTCTAAAATTCCTGTTACTGTTCGTCACGATGGTGGCATTAGCAAGTGGAGTGGGTTACTTGATATTGCACTTGATTCAGGCCATGTTGTTAAACCATCCAACGGTTGGTACTCTAAGGTGGATTCAGATGGCGTTATAGAAGATAAAAAATACCGAATTAAAGATACCGATTCATCCGAATTTTGGGTACCAATACTCAAACAAAAATCCTTCCAAGATTTTGTACAGAACACTTACCAAATTGCTTCAGGTAATATCATGCAAGGAGATGTTGACGAAGCATTTGAAGTGGAGACAACGAACGGAGTAGAAGATGATTGAAGGAATTGATTATTGTTACATTTATCCTAAAACGGATGATACTGCGGTACATATTAAACTTTTGGATGGACCTTACAAAGATACCACATTTAAGTATGGTAAGGTAAAGTTTGAAGAAAAAGATGAGCAGATGTATTTACTTTTTGCGTATGATGTGTTAGAATCCGTAGTACAAAAACCAAAGAAGTTGCAAAAAGATAGTAATTTTAAAAACCATATTGGTGACCTACTTGTAGAAATTATGTCATCCAATCTTGAGCAGGATATAATTGATGAAACTGGAACAGACGATATTAAAGAATCTGATTTACAATGAAGATTTTCTCAGAAAAGTATTACCATTTTTAAAGCCTGAATATTTTTCAGACAGAGCTGAAAAGACCTTATTCAATGAAATTACATCATTCACGGAAACTTACAATACTTCACCTACGATTGAAGCAATTAGTATTGCCGTCAAAGAAAAGAACAATCTTTCAGATGACGAAGTTAAGAACTGTGAATCTTATCTCAAAGAAATTGAGGCTGGTAGCAAAACAGAAACCGAGGTTCAATGGCTTGTTGACAAAACGGAAAAGTTTTGCCAAGAGAAAGCGATATACAATGGTGTATTACGGGCTATTTCAATTCTCGATGGTAAAGACAAAAGCAATGAGAAAGGTGCAATTCCCTCTATATTATCGGACGCTTTGGCCGTCAGTTTCGATAACTCCGTAGGTCATGATTACTTAGAAAACTCTGATGAACGATATGAATTTTACCACAGAAAAGAAGAACGAATCCCCTTTGATCTGGACTGTTTCAACAAAATTACAAAAGGTGGACTCCCAGCAAAAACTCTTAATATTGCTCTTGCTGGTACTGGCGTGGGTAAATCTTTGTTTATGTGCCATGTTGCTGCCTCTTGCATGGTGTTGGGAAAGAATGTCCTCTACATCACTTTGGAAATGGCTGAAGAAAAGATTGCAGAAAGAATAGATGCAAACTTATTGAATGTAACTCTTGATGACCTGATGGACTTACCAAAAGATATGTATGATAGAAAGGTCGCCAAGGTTAAAGAGAAAGTAACTGGCAAACTTATCATCAAAGAATATCCTACAGCATCTGCATCAACAACACATTTTAGGACTTTACTAAATGAACTCAACCTCAAAAGGTCTTTCGTGCCTGATATTATTTTTGTGGATTATCTTAATATCTGTTGTTCTTCTCGTATCAAAGCTGGTGCGAATATTAACTCTTACACCTATGTCAAATCAATCGCAGAAGAACTTAGGGGACTTGCGGTTGAATGTAATGTTCCTATTGTATCTGCTACTCAAACTACCAGAAGCGGATTCACATCGAGCGATCCAGGCTTGGAGGATACGAGTGAGAGTTTCGGGTTGCCTGCAACCGCCGACCTAATGTTTGCTTTGATTTCTTCTGAAGAATTGGAAGAGATGGGACAGATGATGGTTAAACAATTAAAGAATCGTTATAATGATCCAACATATTACAAACGATTCACCATTGGTGTTGATAGAGCCAAGATGAAACTATATGATGTTGAACAATCAGCACAACACGGTCTTGCTGATGCCGGTCATATTGGTGCCAATAATAAAATTAAACATGAGAAGAAGAACTTTGAAGGCTTTAAAGTATGATACTAACTAGAGAACAAGCCTTACATTGTTCTAAGGTGTTCAATGATTATTTTAGTAACATTGGAAGTACCGAAGAATACATGCGTGATGAGAAGTTAAAGTCGGTGGCAGAATTGCCATCTTCTTTATTTCCACCTGAGGATGATTTGTTCTCTGATTTCTCCATGCACCCAAATGATATGGATATTGAGGTGTGTGAAATACCAAATACTCAATTTGAAACATTACTTGCCATTACCTCTTCACACATCAATAAATCTCCAGTTGGTAAGAATATACAGTTGGCAGTTAGAGAGAAGAACTCAGGAAAGGTTCTAGGATTCATTCGTTTAGGTTCACCAGTAATCTATATGAAACCTAGAAACGAACTCTTAGGACAGGTCTGGATCCAACAGGAAGATACTGCCAAACGATTCAATGTTTCTTGTGCTATGGGATTTGTAATTGTACCAGCTCAACCATTTGGTTTTAATTACCTAGGTGGCAAACTTCTATCGGCCATTTGTACCAGCCATACAGTAAGAGAAATCTGTAATAAGAAATATGGTATGAATCTTTGCCTATTTGAAACCACCAGTTTATATGGTTCTACAAAGTCAGTATCACAATACGATGGTATGAAACCTTATATTCGATTTAGAGGTCTGACCGAATCTGATATGGTACCCATGATGCACGGCCAAAGATACCACGATTTGAAGAACTATGTTGAAAATATTACTGGAGATTTGTTGGCAGGTGATACTTCAACCACCAGTAGAAAGTTAAGAACATTTACCAAAATTATTGCCTTAACAAAAGCCGCTCTAAAAGGAACAACCGAAGGTAATGATTTCAACCTAACGATTGAGAACGCTAAAAAGTTGACAGAGAAGAAAAGATATTATACATCGGACTATGGTTTCAAAAATACAGTTGATTACATGAACTGTAAAACCGATACTCTTTTACCTGGTGAAAACTATGCCAAACACGAATTGGCCAACATTATTGAATGGTGGCGGAGTAAAGCTATAAATAGATACGAAACCCTTAGATCCGAGGGCAGATTGAGGACAGAACTAGAAATCTGGACTTCAGGTAAAGACATTCAAATTATTAGGTAAAAAACTATAGGAATATTATATGGCAGATTCACCAGTAGCCGCAGAATCGGCTCAAGCACTATTTTGTGCCATTGCTGACTTCCTTGGACTTGAAGAAAGTAAAAAAGTTTTAGATTTGGAAAAATATCCAACCTATGCACTTTTTAAAGGTTCAAATAATAAACTAATAGTTGATGCTTACGCTCATTTAAAAACCACTGGGGTTAAACTAACACAGATAGAAACTATTTTGATTAATGATAATGATTGGTATAAATCATCAATTAATATTGCTATAAAAATTATAAAAGAAATAACGAAAATAGATAGAGATTTTGCAAAAATTACAAAAGCCGGTTGGCAAGATATTTTATATTATCGTGGAGCTAAAGGTGGTAGTGAAGTGATGGAAAATATCGAAGAACTTTTTAAAATTGCAAATAAACAAGAAAAATTATTTGGAGACGTTAATAAATGGAGTCCGGCTGACATTTATTTTGCATCCAAAAATGCTGAAAATAAAATTCAAAATTTAAAAGCTAATCCACCTAAAGGATTTAATTTTACAAATTTAAATCAACAAATTAATAAATTAATTGAATCGGGAGATTTATTAGGAGTGTCACTTAAAAAAGCTCCTGATTCAGTT